CAATCCGTCCGCAAGAGGATGCTTATCGAGCATCTGTCGGTCTTAAAACCGAACTTCGCAAAAAGGACGCTGCCTAATCATGGCGCTTGGCACTTATTCGGAACTTAAAACGTCGATTGCCGATTGGCTGAACCGGTCGGACTTAACGTCTGCCATAGCCGATTTCATCACGTTGGCGGAAGCCGAGTTCAATCGAACCGTACGCGTGCGCCAAATGATCGTCCGGGCCAATGCCACGCTTGATAGCGAATACACGCAACTTCCATCCGATTTTCTGCAAATGGAAAATCTTGTTTTGCTCACGACAACGCCAACCAAATTGGAGTTCTTGAGCGATGAACAAAGTGATGACTTTTATACGCGTTACTTTTCGGCGGCTGGCACGCCGCGTTATTACACAATTGTTGGTGACACGTTCAAAGTTGTGCCATCGCCTGGAACAGATACGACGCAAGTTCAGATGACTTACTACGGCAAGATCGCCGCGTTGTCTGACAGCAACACAACAAACTGGTTGCTAACCAAGCATCCTGATCTTTACCTATATGGCGCACTGCTGCAATCGGCGCCTTATTTGCAAGATGACTCGCGCATTCCCGTTTGGAATGCCGCTTATGAACGTGGCATTGAGGCCATGAAACTTGAGCAAGAACGCGCCAATTACAGTGGAACAACGCCACGCGTTCGCGCCAAACCAATGGGGTAATCCATGGCTAATTCATTCTCCGACTATCTCGAAAATAAAGTGCTTGGTCATGTATTTGGCGGATCAGCCTATTCGGCGCCTGCCACTGTTTATGTGGGCCTGTTTACCGCTGACCCTGGCGAGTCAGGCTCAAGCAACGAAGTGTCTGGCAACGGCTATCTTCGACAATCCATGGCGTTTACGGTATCGGGATCAGCCGCAACCAACACATCAGCCGTTGAGTTTCCAACCGCCACGGGTTCGTGGGGAACAGTAACGCATACCGCACTTTATGACGCATCAACATCAGGCAATATGCTTGCCGTTGGGCAATTGAGCGCATCCAAATCAATCGGCACCAATGACGTGTTCCGATTCAATGCCGGTGATTTCGACATCACCCTTGACTGATGTACGGGTACGGCGCTGGCGTCTATGGCAAGAACATTTATGGGCTAACGGCCTATAAAGATGCAGCCGTAGCGATTGCCGCGCAAAGCGCGGTTGCGGCAGTAGGCAAAAGAGTTTTTTCAAGCAGTGTTGCTGTATCGGCAGCATCAACGGTTAGTCCAGCAGGCCAGCGCATTGGACTTGGCGCTGTAGCGGTTAACGCAACATCAAGCGTTAGTCCAACAGGGCAGCGGATTGCGCTTGGCACGGTAACAATCAGCGCAGCGTCAAGCGTTAGTCCAACAGCGTCAAAAGTTGTTTTCGGAAGTGTTGCAATCGCCGGTGCGTCAGCGGTTGTGGCAGCGGGTAGTGAAGTTCACGAAGGCGCCGTAGCCATTGACGCATTGGCGGTGGTTGCAGCAAGCGCCAACAGAATTGCGGCTGCAAGCGTTACGATAACGGCTCAAAGCCTGGTTGAAGCGTCAGGCGGTGTGCGTCAGTTGGCGGCAGTAACGATTACGGCAACGTCAAGCGTTAGCGCCACGGGTGTCGAGAAGTGGGAACCGGTGCCAGGCCCAACGGATAGTTGGTCAACGATTGTGGTGGGGCCAGCAACGTGGGACGATCAAACCGACCCAACGGATACCTGGACGCCGCAAACCGTAGTGGCGCAATCCTGGTCAACACAAACAACCCCAAGCAAATCTTGGACACCGCAAGTGTCCCCCTACTGAGGTGAAACATGGCTGATACAACAACCACTAATTTAAGTTTGACGAAACCAGAGGTTGGTGCGTCAACCGACACATGGGGCAACAAACTTAATACGAACCTTGATACGCTGGACGCTATTTTTTCAGCGTCAGGCACAAGCGTTTCGATGAACGTTGGCAGCGGCAAGACGCTAACGCTTGGCGGAAACATGACCGGATCAGGAACGATCAATGGCGTATCAATTGGTCAATCCGTTGCTGGTGCAGGATCGTTTACAACGTTAACTGCGTCAGGCAATACAACGTTTACCAACGCGCCAATCCTCTCATCGCTTACAGCGTCAAAGCCTGTTTTCACAAGCGCAAGCAAAGCTTTAACGTCCAGCGGTGTTGTTCCCATTGACCAGGGCGGAACCGGTGCAAATCTAACCGATCCAAACGCTGATCGCATTTTGTTTTGGGATGACTCAGCAGGCGCATTTACGTTTTTGGAGGCTGGAACAGGCTTATCGATTAGCGGGACAACCTTGTCAACAACGGGTGGTGCATCAATCTCTGCTGGTGACTCTAACGTAACGGTTAGCGATACAGGATCAAATGGTATTGTTACTGTGCAGACTGATGGCTCCGAGCGGATGCGTATCGACTCCTCCGGCAACGTGGGGATTGGTACTACATCCCCATCACAAGAACTTGAAGTTAGAAAAGATCAAGGAAGTGGCACCTTAATTAAGGTAACTAACAAAACCAACAATAATAGTGCAGTGGCTGGCATTCTGTTTGAAAACAGCACGTCAAATACCGCAGATATTGCCCTTTGGGATGTCGGTGCAATTGAACCGGCTTCAGCTTACGGGCTAAACATTAGCAACAGCGGAACAGGCGGCGTAAACCTTATTGCTCTTAACGCATCAGGAGTCATTAAGTTTGGCACTGGAGGCTACAACGAGCGGATGCGGATCAACGCAGATGGAACAATTAAAACCTTGTCAACCATCTCCGTCGGCAACGCCACCCCATCAACCTCTGGCGCAGGCATCACCTTCCCAGCCACGCAATCCGCCTCATCCGACGCGAACACGCTGGATGATTATGAGGAGGGGACTTGGACGGGGACATTGACGGGTAGTACCTCTAATCCAACAACGCCAGTAACGGCTACAGGGTATTACACAAAAATTGGCCGTCAAGTAACGGCTTCAATATACTTTTCTAACGTCAACACAACAGGAGCAAGTGGAAGCGTAGCCATTACTGGTCTTCCTTTTTCTTCAAACGCATCAATAAGAAACGCAGGCAGCGGATTTTCAAATTTGTTTACGTTTTTCACAAATACAACTGCTTGGTCCACCAGTGCTGATGGCACTACTATATATTTTGACTGTTATGGGTCAAATGTTAGTGGGTCAAACCTACAGCACAGTGCAGGCACTGGTAGATATTTACGAGCGCAAGTGTCGTATCAAGTTTAACCACGCCGGATAACTAGCGCGGTCGGATTTAACGAAAGGAAATCAAATGATTACCAAACAAACGGTCATTGACCAGATTACCATCACCGAGAACGGCATCGTGCTTTATCGTGAAGCCACTCGCATTATTGAAGATGAAAAGGTACTGACACAAACCTATCACCGCTCATCTCTAACACCAGGGCAAGACCTCACAGGGCAACCAGGGAAGGTGGTAGCGATTGCTCAAGCAGCGTGGACACCAGAGGTTGTAGCAGCTTATGAAGCAACGCAGTTGGCATCGCAGCAGACGATGCAACCTGTGCAGCCAACTGAGTAAGGTGCGTCATGACCTCTGGTGATTCCGAAGCCTTAAAGCGCATTGAGGTTCACGAAGCGGTGTGCGATGAACGATATGCTCAGATCAACGCCAGGCTTAAGCGTTTGGAGATGATCCTTATGACCACGGCAGGAACAAGCATTCTTTTGCTGATCAACTTGGCGTTCAAGCTGAAATAGCATGATGACGCTTTTATCAACGCTCTTGTCATTCTTGGCCGGGGGCGTGCCTAAGTTGCTTGATCTTTGGCAGGACTCTAAAGACAAGGCGCATGAGCTGGAACTTGCCCGTATGCAAAACGAGCGTGAGCGCGAGTTAGCCGCCATGGGATTGCTTGCGCAGCAACGCATCGAAGAGATTCACACCGAGCAAGTTGCGATGCAAACGCAATCCGAAGAGATGAAAGCCCTTTACGCTCATGACATTGCGATTGGCGAAGGAACAAGTCAGTGGGTCAAGAACGCTAGAGCATTGGTGCGTCCAGTGCTTACCTATGGCATGTTCATGTTGCTTGTATTTGTTGAGATTGGCGGATTCTGGTACGCGTGGACAACCAATGTGCCATTCGATTTGATGCTTGATCAGCTATGGGATGACGATACGCAGCAGATTTGGGCCGCGATTGTGGCCTTTCACTTTGGGTCACGAGCATTTGCGAAATGATCAGCGAACGCGCCCTCCAAATGATCAAGCATCACGAAGGTGTGCGCGTGCGCCCTTATCGCTGCCCGGCGTTGCTTTGGACCGTGGGTGTGGGCCATGTCATTGACCCATCGCACATCAACGTCAAAGTTGAAGAGCGCAAAGCCTTGCCTATTCCACCAGGTTGGGATCGCACGTTATCTATGGCGGAAGTTGACGAGATACTTACAAAGGACTTACGCCGCTTTGAAGCTGGCGTACTACGATTATGTCCTGCTGGTCTTACTCAGCCTCGCATTGATGCACTCACATCATTTTCGTTCAATGTGGGACTAGGCAACCTTCAGCGATCAACGTTAAGGATGCGACATAATCGCGGTGACTATACGGGCGCTGCACTTGCGTTTAAGATGTGGACTAAAGCGGCAGGGAAAGAGTTGCCGGGCCTGGTCAAACGCCGCCGCGATGAAATGGCCCTTTACATGAGCAACTAATCATGCCACTTGTCCCCATCAAATTACCGCCAGGCATTTACCGAAACGGAACTGAATATCAGTCTCAAGGGCGTTGGTATGACGCAAACCTTGTGCGTTGGTTTGAAGGTACGCTTCGCCCTATGGGCGGATGGCGTAAATGGACAACCGCTCAGGCTTCAGGCGTTCCTCGTGGTATGTACGCCTGGCGCGATAACTCAGCAAATATTTGGCTCGCAGTTGGAACGGCTTCAAAACTTTACGCTTACCAGGGCGATGGCGATCAGGCTGACATTACGCCAACAAGTTTCAGTGCAGGGCGCACTGACGCTTTAGGGTCGACCGGTTACGGCAATCAAGATTACGGCGAACAAGCCTATGGTGTTGCACGCATCCCTTCAAGCGTTAACGGCGTGCTGCCTGCCACCACTTGGTCAATGGACAACTGGGGCCAATATCTTGTGGCGTGCTCAGACTATGACGGAAAGTTATACGAGTGGCAGTTAGACTTTGCCACGCCAACCAAAGCCGTTGCCATTACCAATGCGCCAACGAGTTGCAAAGGATTGATTGTCTCTGAAGAGCGTTTTCTGTTTGCGCTTGGCGCTGGCGGCGATCCGCGCAAAGTGCAATGGTCCGACCAGGAAGACAACACCGTATGGACGCCAGCAGCAACGAACCAGGCCGGTGACTTTATCCTTTCAACGCCAGGATCAATTATTTGCGCTAGGCGCGTTCGCGGTGGCGTATTAATCTTGACGGATGTGGATGCCCACTTGGCGCAGTACCAGGGTCCGCCATACGTTTACGGGTTTGAGAAGGTTGGAACAGGGTGTGGCGCAGTGGGCGTGTTAAGCGTTGCTGCTGCCGACACGTTTGCCGTATGGATGGGATCATCCGGGTTTTGGGTTTATGACGGTTACGTCAAACCGCTCTCCTCTGATGTTTCTGACTATGTATTTAGCAACATCAATCGCGGGCAAATCAGCAAAGTCAACGCGATCCACAATTCAAAGTTTGCAGAAATCATTTGGTTTTATCCGTCATCCGAATCAAACGAAATTGACAGTTATGTGGTGTGGAATTACAGAGAAAATCATTGGACAATCGGAACGCTTGCACGCACTGTCGGTACAGGTCAAGGCGTATTCACATCGCCATTGATGTGTTCCGTTGATGGTTATGTTTATGAGCATGAGGCCGGATGGAACTATGATGGCAGCGCACCATACGCTGAATCGGGGCCATATCAAATTGGCATGGGCGACAATTTGCTTGTGGCGGATCAACTCATACCGGATGATTTAACACTTGGCGACGTTACGGCAACGTTCAAAACGCGCTTGTATCCTACCGCTACAGAAACAACGCATGGTCCGTATTCGTTAGCCAACCCAACGTCAGTGCGCTTACAGGGCAGGCAAATGAAGGTCCGCGTCAATGGCAATAACAATACCGATTGGCGAGTTGGCATCATGCGATTCAACGCCAGGCAAGGCAGCAAGCGATGAAACTACCGCGCCCTGGTGTTGAATACAACCAAATCGAGGAGCAATCGTTTCGGCGTGCTTTGGAGTTGGCTGACGCAATCAATCGCAAAAAGAACGCCAACATCGAAATGGGTCAGGATGAACTGATTGTTATTCGTTCGCCCAATGGCACGCGGTACTCACTGGCGGTATCAAATGCTGGCGTCTTGAGCGCCACCACCATGTAAGGAATTTGAAATGGCAATCCTTTATCCGTTTGCAACTTTTAAGTGGGACACGACCGCATCACTTGGTGCAAAGCAAAATCTTGTCCAGGATATGATCGATTCGGGATATGGCGTTGCCGACATTCGCGCTGAGATTTCAAGACTTGAGCCAAACAAAGCGGCACTCACCGAATCAAATTTCAATTTACTTGGGTTAGCGCTTCCAGAAACAAATGCTGGAGGAGCAACCGCTGGCGGGGCAACAAGTGGTGCAACAACTACAACGACAACAACGGCAAAGCCAGCAGAGTCGCGCACACTGAAGATTTTTGGCCTTGATTGGAATCGTGACGCATCGCTTGAAACGAAAAAAGGCTATGTGCAAACTTTGCTCAAGCAAGGTTACTCGCCAGCGCAGATTCGTGGGGAAATCGCAAGGCTCGACCCAACGCCAGTTGAGGCCACGTCATTTGAGCAACTTGGCATTCCTATCCCAAGAACGGGACGCAGCACGACCGAGCGCACTGGCGGCACACGCCTTGAGTCAGGCGAAATGCAGTACAACATTGCGCCGCTTGGCGACTACGAAGCACGCGCAGGGTTAGCACCAACGGGTTTGCTCGGCTATGGTTACGGCCAGGAGCAAGGGCTTTTTAGCGATATTCCAACGGCATCCGAAGTGCGGCAAACGCAGGCGGCAAATCTTGCCGCCATGCAAGCGGCAGCGCCAACCGCAAACATTGTGGCGGGCATGGTGAATCGTGGATTGCTCGCCAATGAATCGCCAACGGCTGGATTGTTGGCGCAGAATCAAGCATTGATGAATCAAGTGCGTGATGTGTCCACAAAAACGGCGCTTGATAAAGCTGCGTTTTACAACAATTTACGCGGCCAGGGTTACAGCGATCAGGAAATTCAAAACATTGTTGGTTCATCGATTGGCTTTCAAACGCCGCAGCAGTTTAACTATCTCCGCCAGCTTGGTCAGACTGTACAGATGGCGCCAGAACTGCAAAGGCGTGACGCTGAAGGCAAAGCGTCTTACTTTAATGATTTGCTCAATAGCGGTTTGAATTACGATCAGGCGTTGAGCGTGATCAACACGGGCGTTGGTCAGCAAAAGAATGAGGATTTGTTAGAGCTTGCGCGTATAGCGTCCGCTCAACGCGCACAACCGATGGCAATGCTAGGCACTGCGCCAGGCGCGTTTAGCCAAGGCTTATTGGCTGGCGGGTTCCCATCAGTGGCAGGGCAAACCCTGTTAGGTTTTGGCGCGGCGTGAGTGATTTAGCGCATTGGGATCGATGTTCGCCATACCTTGAGGCGGCGTTGCGCTTTAGCCATGGAACGCATACCATTGAAGACATACGCAAAGCGGTGATTGACAAGGCGATGCAATTCTGGCCTGGTCAGCAGTCCGCAGTCATCACTGAAGTCCACGTTTACCCGCAAAAGAAATGCCTCCATTACTTTTTGGCTGGCGGCAAACTGGAAGAACTCTCAGCGATGCGTCCAATTATTGAATCGTGGGCGCGTCACATCCAATGCGACATGATCACGTTATCCGGCAGACGAGGTTGGATTCGTTCGTTTTTGGCGGGTGAAGATTACAAGGAACGTTGGACGGTTATGTCCAAGGAGTTATCACTATGAGTAAGAGCGGCGGCGGATCAACAACTCGCGTTGAACTTGATCCTGAATTCAAAACGGCAGCGCTTGACGTATACGGCAGAGCGCAACAGATCGCCAATCAGCCTTATACGACTTACCAAGGCCCGCGTATTGCGGCGCCTACGCAAGCAACACTTACCGGATTGCAGCGCTTGGCGCAAGTTGAGCCTACTGCCGCCACAACGCTTGGCTTGCAACAGTTAGCACAAGCCGGTCAGGTTGGGCCTGGTACTGCAACCGTTGATTACGCAACATCATTGGCGATGCAACCAACCGGTATTGCGCAAAACATTGGTCAGTTTGTGAATCCATTTCAGACGCAAGTGATCAATACGGCGCTGCAAAACATTGAGATGCAACGCCAGCAACAACAACTTGGAAACTTAGCCGCCGCCACTCGCGCCCGTGCCTTTGGCGGATCGCGCCAAGGCATTGTTGAAGGATTGACGAATCAAGCCGCACTCATGGCCGCAGGCCAAACGGCTGGAAATTTGGCTTACCAGGGTTTTGGTCAAGCCGCGCAACTTGCGCAACAAGACGTTGCGGCCCGCCAGGCGCAGGCTGCGCAACTGGCAGGATTGGGCGCACAACAACAAGCGATTCGTAGTCAACAAGCGCAGCAACTGCTTAGTGCTGGCGGTGCTGAAGATGCGTTACGCCAAGCGCAAGCGCAACAACTTATGCAAGTTGGCGGGATTGAGCAAGGCTTGCAACAACAGCAACTTGATTTGGCGTACCAAGACTTTTTACGCCAACAAGCTTACCCGTTGCAACAACTTGGCATCCTTCAGGCTGGCCTTGGGCAGTTTCCTGCGCAAAACGAGCAAGTCACATCGCAGCGCATGTCACCAGGTCAGCAGATCGGCCAGGGCGTTAGCACATTGGCGTCATTGGCTTACTTGTTTGGGTCAGACAAGCGCATGAAGGAAAACATTGATCGCATGGATTCGCCGCTTTCCCAAATTGGAAAACTTGCTGGCTATGACTACAACTATAAGGGTGATGACCAACGAACGGGCGGCGTGATGGCGCAAGACGTTCGCCGCGTTATGCCCGAAGCCGTTGTGCAAGGCGATAACGGCATGATGGCGGTGAACTACCCGAAAGTGACGGGGTTACTGGTCGAAGCGGTTAAGGAACTTGACCGTAGAACAAGGGGTTAAACATGGCGTCTTTATTGGACTTTTTTACGGGCAGCGGAAGCTACAGCGGTCAGCAAGTGCCGAACTCGCCTGAAGCTGCATCACAAGGTTATGTACCTAACTTGCTTGAACGTTTTGGATCAGGTCTTGATCGGTTGCAGCAATACCCTGGCTTGCCCGCCATGCCTATGGATGAGGAAGAACGCCGCAGGCAGCGATTTTTAACGCTTGCGCAATTAGGCTCAACCGTTGCGCGTGGCGGTACATTGGCTGAAGGCTTGCAAGGTGTGCAGCAACAAGGGTTGCAAAGGCAGTTGTTTCAAATACAACTGAACGAGCAGCAACGTAAGTTGCTTGAGCAACAGCAACTGTCACAGCGTATGGCGGCACTTCGCCAACGTTTGCAAGGATTGCCAACCGAAATAACGCCATCCATGGCGCTTGCTGGTGGCGGCGGTCCAACAGAGCAGGCCGCGCAAATGATTGGTCAGCGCATACCTGAAGATGAACGCCAACGAATGAGGGCTGACTTGTTACGCGGTGTGGCGTCAGAATTAGCACTTGAACCTGGCGGTGCGCCACAGGCCAAAGCTTTGACCGAGCTTGCGCAAAATATCAGCGAAGTGCAAAAGCCAACTGTACTTTCGCCTGGAGCAAGAGCGGTTAGCGCGACAGGAAGGGTGATTGCTGAAGCGCCATTTGCTCCAAAAGAACCAAAGCAACTTAGTTTTGAACAACGTGTTTTGGAAGACCCAACTTTTGCCACAAGTCCCGCCGGAATTGCTTGGTTGAACATAAAGAAACAAATTGCTGCCGAAGGAAGGCCAAGTGTTACGGTGCAAACTGGAGAAACATTTGCCAAGGAGATGGCGAAGGGTGCCGCTGGTCAGGCTCAAGAGCAAGTCGCGCAAGGGCAGTCAGCAGCAAGCCAGATTGAAAATAGCAACCGAGTTAGGGCATTGCTTGATCAAGGTGTGATTAGCGGTTTTGGTGCTGAAGGAAGGCTTAAGCTTGGACAGGCCGCACAAGCACTTGGCTTTAACCAAAATGATCCAAGGATTGCAAACACCGCCACACTGATTCCGCAACTGGCTCAACGCACGCTGAACAACGCATCAAAGATGAAAGGTGTGTTATCTGATTCAGATATTTTGTTGCTTACAAAAGTATCTAACGCTGATATTTCGGTTGGCGAGGCGGCATTACGCCAGGCATTAGACATTTCTGACCGTGTTGACAAAGAAGCAATTAAACGTGGTCGCAATGCGGCTCAAACCATCCTTGCAACGCCAGGAATGTCACAGTTTGCGCCGCTGTATCAAATCAATGAGCCAAAGCCTTACTCCAAACAGGTCACGGTTCGAGGCAAGTCAGTGACCGCCACACAAGGAACTGATGGCAATTACTATGTCACTGTTGACGGCAAACGTTACCGCGTAGAGGAATAAATCATGGCTGAAGCCAGACTCATACCCGTTGAGGATGAAGAAGAAAAGCGCGAAGTGCGTTTGATACCTGTTGAAGCACCACGCATGGAACGCCCGCCATCACCAACCATTGGCGAGCGAACGATTCGAGGGTTTCTCGACGTTGGGCAAGGTATTAAACAGTTGTACTTGATGGCGACCGATCCAGATGAGGCCGCTAAGTACACGCAAAAAGTCAATAGAGATTTGGCGTTATACGAGGCCGCAATTGGTACTGCGCAGCCGCCTAGTATTTACGGCGAGCGTGGTATGCGTACCGATGCAGGACCGGCGGCAGATATTCCGCGCATGGTTGGCAATGTCGTGGCAACTGCGCCCGCCATGCTTATACCTGGTGGCCGCGAGTTGACGCTTGCGGGCATGACTGCGCGAGCGGCGCAGGGTGCCTTGCCAGCCGCAGCGATGTATAGCGAAGCAGGAACACCTGAAGCTAAACTTGCACAGGCGGCAACCGGCGCCGTTGCCGGTGTGGTGGCGCCTGAAGTAGCGAAAGGCGCAACGCGTCTTGCATTAGGCACAAGAGATGTGGTGAGTGGCATGGCCCGCCAGGCGGTTACGATGCCACCGGCGCAAGTGCGTGTTGAAATCAACAATTACATCAAATCGCTTGACCCGCAAGCTGATATTTCGCAACTTACGGCAACCGCGCAAGCGCGATTGGCTGAAGGTGCAAAGCAACAGTTACGCGCCACAGGAAATCTTGATCCGGCATCGCTGATGCGCCGCGAGGATTTTGAAAAGCTTGGTATGCCTTACACAGCAGGGCAAGTAACGCGTGACCCAAGACAGTTTGCAATGGAGCGCAACTTAGCCGCCATCGAACAATCGGGCCAGCCATTGCTTGATATTTTCACGCAGCAACCGCGTCTGTTGCGCGAACGGCTTGAAGCAATACGCGGCCAGGCGCAACCAACGCCATTGGCAACGGGCGAAGCGGTAACAGGTGCTATTGGTCAGCGCCAAGATCGAAGTGGTATTTTCGGCGCGTTGGGTGCTGATATTGATGCGGCTTACAACGCAGCGCGTGGATTGCCTGGCGCAAAAGATCAAATACCTTTTGGCGATTTTCGCCAGCGCATTCAAGCAACGCTTGATGACTTTGAAGACGTTATTCCTGCGCCCGTCAAAAAGAGAATTGATCAGTTTGCGATTGGCGGTGAAGCTGGGCGCCCATTTAGCATTGAAGAGGCGATCAAATTTCGTCAGTTGCTTACGCAACGAGCTGGGGAAAATCCAGGTTCCGCCAAAGCAATGGGTGACATTAAGCGACAACTCGACGCTTACTTGGCCGAAGCCACGCAAGGGTTGGAGGCAAACCAAGCCGTTCAAAAGTTCCGCGAAGGCATTAACCTGTCAGCCGCCAGGGCAAAAGAATTTGACCCGTTCAAGCCAATCGTTGCCGGTCAGGCCAATCAAGATCAGTTTTTCCAGCGCTTTATCATTGGCGGGCAAACAAAAGACGTAATTGCATTGCGCGATACGCTTACCAAACCGCGTGGCGGTAAGATTGATCAAGCCGTACTTGATCAGGCCAAAGCCGCATGGGATGACGTAAGAGCGCAAACGGTGCAATGGTTGATTGACAGTGCCGTTGGAACATCAGGCGCATTCAGCCAGGCAGGATTTAATGCGGCGCTGAAACGCATTCAGCCAAAGCTTGAAGTGTTGTTCAACAAGGAAGAGGTTGATCAGCTAAAACGTATTGGCCGCGCATCAACCGCAGCATTTGGCGAGCCAGCAACGGGCGGCGTGCCACTTATCAATCGATCAGGCACAGCGCCAACACTTATGAATATCGTTACGCGTGGTGTTGGCGGCAATGTGCCATTGGTTGGCCCGATGGCGCAAAACATTTCACAGCGTATGCAAACCGCCGCCAATGTGGAAGCGACACAAGCTGCGGCGCAAGGCGGTGTGGTATCGCCTGCCGCTGCGCTTGAGCGCGAGAGGCAGCGAAGGATGCTTGCACAGCGCATGTCCGGTCCGTTCCAGGTAGGCCCATTTCAAGTTGCGCCGTTCCCTGTGATGGGGGGTCTTCTCACCGAGGAATATCGAAGGTAAACTACAATCTGGACTCCTCCTGTGTTGTCATTCTCCCCCTGAGAGTGTTTGCCGCCTGCCGCTGGCGGCATTTTTTTGACCGTCCGTCTGAAATGCGCTGGTCATTTCATGCACTTCGTGCATGATGGCAAGTTATGAAAATCATTATCGGTATTGATCCAGGGTTGAGCGGTGCCATTGCTGCCGTTCAAGGTCAAAAATTAGTTAGCGTATTCGACATGCCAACGGTTGAACGCAAGGTTGGCAAGTCAGTCAAACGCTTTGTTGCGCCGCACGAACTCCATACGGAGTTGGCGGCATTCTTAATTGATCACGAGTGCGAATGCTACATCGAGCAAGTGTCCGCCATGCCAGGCCAGGGCGTCACGAGCATGTTTAACTTTGGACGCTCGCTTGGCAACGTGGAAGGCGTACTGGCAAGTCTGAAGATTCGCTACCACTTTGTGCCGCCACTGACATGGCAACGCGCTGTGCGCCTAACAGGTGGCAAGGAAGGCGCACGCGCTTTAGCGATGCAAATGTTTCCCGAAATGAGTTCAGCGTTTAGCCGTGTCAAGGATAACGGACGTGCTGATGCTGCGCTGATTGCTTTATATGGTTCGATGCAATAGGAGTTATAACGATGGGTACACAGGAAGTGGAGAACCTGAAGGAGTTGCTGGCGTATACCCGCCAAATCGCAGCCGATTCAGATCGCAAGTTACGCACCGCTAGGCAATTCATTGGCGAGTTAACCGACGTTGAACGCCTTGGCGGTCAAGTGACGGACCAGGTGCGTGGTCAAGCCATGACCGTTTTGCAAAGGATCATGTGATGCTAGTGCAAGTCAATGGTGAAACCGTGGTTGTCGTAGATCGGCCAAAGATTGGATCAGCCTATGAACCGCCAAAGCCAAACTATTTGGCGGATGATCAATTGTGGATTCAGTCTGTCTTTACGTTTAAGCGCGTACCGGCTTATGCGATCCGCGACAGGCAAGCCAAGTTGCTTTTGCTTGGTTCGCTTTACTTTGGCGGCGTCTTAATGCTTGGACAGATTGCACGTTACCTGTTACAGCGATGAAGATGCCTTTTGTCAAAAACTTTTCACTTAACGCTTTATGGCGGGCATTGTCTCGCCAACCTGAAAGGGATCGCAATGGAACAAAAAGTGACGATTGTTGCAACGGGAACTGTAACCAGGGAAGAGAATGTCCGCTCAGAACAGGCAGACGAAACGTTTGGATTCGAGGCGATAGTGCCCAAAAAAGGTAGAACACCAAAAGCCAGCGCTGAAGTAAGCGAGCTGGAAAAGCGGCTAAACGTCGCTCTTGAGAATTTGGCCGACTGTGTTGAAACGCTCAAAGGTTTAGAAAGCTATGGACGTTTTAACGATTCAGTTGTTCGACGTCGCGCACTTGAGTGCCTAAAAAGGATTGGCGAATGGGCATAAAAATGATCGTGTCAACGATCAAGCCTGATAAGGGATCGTTACACGTTTTAGCGGCAAGCATTGACGCCTATGCACCAGACATTGATCTTTGCATTGAAAACGGTAAAGGGCCAACGTTTGGTGATGACTACAACCGAGCGATTGAGCGCTTTATGTCCAAGGATGACGAAGGTGTAATCATCGCCAATGATGACATTGTGCTTACGCCTTATTCGTATCGATTGCTGATGGAAGATGTTCAGGCGCTTGGAAAACTTTGCGGTCACAAATTGGGTCTTGTTGCAGCGCGTTCCGACTATGTAAGGCCAAACCAAAACATTCGCGTTCCGATAGGCGATCGTGATCAGTTTGTTGGTATGCGATGGAAGAGCGAAGGAGCGGTCAGGAAAGTTGCTGTTGTATCGCCTTTGTTTGCATGGTTGCCGCGTGGCGCGTTTGAGCAAGTTCAATTCCCGCCACTAAATTGGTTTAGCGATGATGTGATGTGCGCCGATCTTGCAGAGATTGGCTTTAAGCATTGGATCAGCCGAAGCTACATACATCACGTTGGTTCCATGACGATTGGCGTTGACATGCAATCAAATCTTGAACAATCAATGCCATGGCTTAAAGAGAACAGGCCAAATTACGTTGAAAAATGGGGGCTCGAATGATTCCGATAAGAATCGTGGCGTGTACTCGCCATAACAGGAAGGATTTTGCAGGAACGCCGTTAGGCGTAACGATTCAACGTTTTTCACATTTAAGTTTTATCGAAGCGCAGTTATTTACCAACAACACCGTAGGGCTTTGCCAGCGCTATAACGAAGCGATTGAAGCCGCCAGGCATGATCCAGCGTTGCTGGTGTTTGTGCATGATGATGTTGAAATCACGGATTGGTTTTGGTATCAGCGTTTGGCGGCAGCGCTTGATGACCACCATTTGGTAGGTCTTGCCGGGAACGCTCATCCATCGCCTGGTCAAACATCATGGGCGATTACTGATACGGAAGGCACGCTATCGGATCGCATGTCATGGGCCGGTTGCGTAGCGCGTGGCAACGGTGAGTTCATGACGAATTGGGATGTGTTTGCGTCGCCAAATCGTGAAGTGAAACTAATTGATGGTTTGTTCATGGCGGCTTACTCAAAGACGTTTCATGACAACGATATAAGGTTTGATGAGCAATTCACCTTCCATCATTACGACATGGACATTTGCCGCCAATTTACAGCTAAGGAACTGTCAATCTATGTGTCATCGATTTCCGTGATCCATCACTCGCAAGGCGTGATGGGTGCATCATGGAAAGAATCAGCGCAACGCTACTTGGATAAATGGAAAGCATGAACATCAACAACAGCGATAAAAAAGCCGAACTGCATCCAATGCCCGTGTACATGTTGGAGGGTATGCCGTATGTGCCGCATTACATCAAGCCATACCATTGGGTTGCGCCAGGCGGCGTAACGAGGACAACGACATGGCTTGAAGAGCGGCACGCCAAGCAAATCACGCTCCCCTTGTGGATGCGCACTTGGGTGCTTGAGCGTTTCGTTGATTCGACACAAAACTTATAGCATAATCATGGGGTTCACGAGGATGCTTTATGTTTCGGATCAAGCGGGCGACAGAAATGTCACAGAGTACCGAGCAAGCCATACGCTTTCTTCAGAAAGAATGCTTGCCATTGGACACGGTACTAAGTCCGAAAAACGGTTGGTGGTGGATCGCCTATTGCGATGGACGGTTGGCGGGATTTGCCGCCATGCTGCAATCCAGCAAAACGCCGCAAGCGGTGTATCTAGCCAGGGCAGGTACGCTGGAAGCGTTTCGTGGCCGTGGGCTGCAAAAGAAGTTGATCCGAGAGCGTCTGAAGTTTGCCAAGGACTTGGGTATGACGCAAGCAGTCACGGATACAACAGACAATGTGGCGTCCGCCAATGCGTTGATTGCCACAGGGTTTCGGCTATTCGACCCGGACGATCCTTGGGGTTTGCCCAACACTTTGTACTGGAGAAAATCGATTGCCGTACAAAGACCCACAAGTTAGAGCAGCAAAGCAAAAGATTTACGCCAGGCGGCATTACGAGAAAAACCGCGAAAAGACCCTTAAGAAAAATATCGCCTCAAAACGCGTGTTGCGTGCAAAGTGGCGAGCATTCAAAGCATCACTTCATTGCGAGCGCTGCGGCATTCAGCACGAGGCAGTTATTGACTTTCACCACGTTGACCAAACGCCGCCAAAGCGAAACATCAACGAACTTGTGGGGCAAGGTGCGTACAGAAAAGCATTTGAGGAAATCAAAAAGTGCATTGCTGTGTGCTCAAACTGCCATCGCATCTTGCATCACGACGAGCGCAAGCTAAAACGTAAAAAACACAAACTGAAGCACAAGAGGAAAAAGTCATGAGTCAGCATTCAGAATGGTCACCATCAGCCGCCGAGCGATGGATAGCGTGCCCGGCATCAATCAAACTCTCACGAGGTGTGCCGCCACGCGAAGCAGGAGACGCTGCAAAGATAGGAACAGCGGTACACGCATTGGCGGAAACGGTGATGCTGACAGGTTCAGCGCCGAATACATTTGTTGGAAAGGAATTTGAAGGTGTTGAGATTAGCGAGGAGATGGCGTCTTGGGCCGAGGTCTATACGGACTTTGCGGGCGAACTGGAAAAGCGCATGGAAAGTTCTTGCCTCATCGAAGAGCGTCTTCGCATTCCTAATTACGCTGGCGCTGATGTGTATGGGACTGCCGATCTTATTTGCTTTAACGATGTTGACTTGGTTGTTGGAGACCTTAAAACTGGTCGGATTAAGGTGGATGTTGAAGGTCCGCAACTTAAGATTTACGCGTTAGGCGCACTGCAAAAGGCACCAGCAAGCGTGAAGAACATTACGCTTGCGATCATTCAGCCAACACAGGAACCGCAGATCAGTTTGGCGTTCATGACTAAAGCCGAACTTATCGATTGGTCCGCCAATGTGTTTGAACCGGCATTGCGTGACACGCTGGCGCCATTTCCGCCAACACATGAAGGTGAGCATTGCCGCTGGTGTCCGGCCAGGTCAAAGTGCCCGGCAAAAATAGCGCGTGTTGAATCGTTTGCTGGCGTTACGCCAAAGCAAATCGATGAAGCCACGGAAGATGAATTGAACGCCATGATGAACGTAGCTGACGATGCGTTGCACACGATTGATGCCATCAAAGAGCGCGTCACAAACGCGCTGCAAGCAGGGCGTGAGTTGCAGGATTGGACGCTTGTGCCGAAGCGTGCAACGCGCAAATGGCAAAACGATGAACTGATGGCGGGATTGCTTAGTGCGCACAAAGGTGCCGTGAAAACAGTACCGATCACGCCAGCGCAGTTGGAGAAGAAATTGCCAGATGTTTATGAAGCATTCGCGGATAAGGTCACCGCCGAATCAAGTGGCTTAACACTTGGGCGCAAACCAGCGCCAAATTTGACCTCACTTTAACTAGGAAACTTTGACATGCTAGGACTTACAGGTGGTGGATCAGGACTTCCCTACATTCGTTTCTCGCCATCCATGAATATGTGGAGCGACAAGACGGGCCAGGAAATCCAACTCAAAAAAATGTTGTTTGACATTGATAACGTGCAAACGGGTTGGTTATTGCTCGAAGCCGGTGTGCGCGATTGGCAACCGGATCAAGAGTTAGGCAGGCAAGGACCAAAGCCAAGCGATGCGCATAAACGTGGGTTTGTGGTGCGTTTCTTTAGCCGAGAAATGGGTTGGGTTGAATGGTCATCGAATGGCGCAGGGCCGAACATGGGTTTGGAAGCGCTTTACACCTCAGCCGCCAAGGATCGCAATGCGAACGCTGGCAAGTTGCCGATCATCGAGTACGTAGGCGCTGAGGCCATGAAGGTTGGCAAGGGCAATACGCGCAAGCCCAAGTGGAACATCACTGGTTGGGCGCCAAGGCCAGCGGATGATGCTGGTGCTGCGCCCGTTGCTGCGCCTGAGCCTGTGGCCGCTGCGCCTGCTAAGGGTGAAGAGTTTTAAGTAATCACTTATTCACAAAACCCGGTCTTTTTAGGCCGGGATTTTTTGACTCTTAAGGGGATGATATGGCAGAGGGCGTTTACAAAATCACGGAATCGTTTGAAGAAAAGGTTGCCGAATACACCGGCGCACCATACTGTGTGGCGGTAGATAACTGCTGCAACGCTTTGTTTTTAGCGCTGACCTATGAACGTGTGGCGGGAACGACGATCAGGTTGCCAGCTAGAACTTACCCAGGCGTGCCTTGCGAAGTGATTCATGCCGGTGCGAAGGTCGACTTTTATCCGGTTGAAGGCAGGGCGATTAAGGGCGCGTATCAATTAGCACCCACGCGTGTGTGGGATGCTGCGCTTTCGTTTACCTCCAACATGTACATCAAAGGCTCGCACATGTGCGTGTCGTTTACCGGGCCTTATAAGCACTTAAAGCTAGGCAAGGGCGGTGCGATTCTTACCGATGACTATGCCGCCATGCTGTGGTTCAAGCGTGCGCGTTTCAGCGGGCGGCGCGAGTGTTCTTATCACGACGATTATTTCGACATGATCGGCTGGAACTTTTACATGATGCCGGATGTGGCAGCTCGTGGTTTATTGCTCATGAATCAATTTTGGGATCGTGATGGCTCGCCAAAAGTGATGGAGGACATTGAGATGAGCTACCCGGATTTGTCAAAGTTTCCAATTTACGCGTTTGGGGGTGACAAATGAGCCGTGAAGCTATGAAGCAGGCGCTGGAGGCTTTGGAAGGATTGCAAACTTGGTCAAATGGCTGGCTAAAGTTTACCGATGAAATCCAAGCACTACGCCAAGCACTTGTCGATGCCGACGACACATCGCAAAAACGTGTCGATGAAATGGTGAAAACTGAACACGACCGTGCCGTCGAGTTAGGGCAAGCGTATGAGCGTGGCTGGAATGCAGCATTAGCGCAGCGTGAACCGGTGGCGTGGATGCACACAACCGGAACAGGGCATGTGTATTTCCGCAAAAAGCCACAGGATAAAGTGTTCAACCCACAGCCTGTGTTCACATCGCCACCAAAGCGTGAATGGGTTGGGCTGACGGATGAGGAGATACAAGATTTAGGTTATCTGTCCGAAAAGTTTGATGCAAGTAATTCAGAGTGGTTTGATCGATGGGGATTTGCCAGAGCCATTGAAGCCAAGCTAAAGGAGAAGAACGGCGGTGAATATCGTAACGGGGCTACGACTGAAAGAACCAGGCTAAAGGAGAAGAATCAATGAGTGGCGATCACAACATGTATCAAAAGGCAAAACGCAAAAACCAGTACATCATCTTTGGTTCAGGAGGGCTTGCCAAGGAGTTGATTGGCTACATCGAGGAAGAAGGAACGCACGAGATTGTGTGTGTTGTTTCAACGCAACCGTTTAACAATAAGCGTTATGCCGCCAAGTATCCCGTGGTGGAAAGCATCAGAGAGGGCGCGTTTCCTGGCGCTGAATTCTTGCTTGCTGTGGCGGACCCTGATGCAAAGCAAGCCATTGTTGTTAAAAACGAAGAAAGATGGGGGACGTACATACACAGCACAGCCACGGTATCGCCTTACGCGAAGATTGGCGAGGGTTGCGTTTTAGCGCCGCAAGTGATCGTTACGGCGGATGCCTGGATCAACGATTTTGTGTTTATGAATACCAATGCAACGGTTGGGCATGACTCGGTGATTCATGGATGGACAACGATGTTTCCCAATACGGAAGTGTGCGGCGATTGCGTGATTGGCGTGGCGGTGATCATGGGCATTGGGTCTTATGTATTACCGGGTAAGCAAATAGCTAACCGCGTGAAGATTTCAGCGGGGTCGATTGTCCGCCATGACTTCAAAGGGCCGGTGCATGAAGGCATTGTGCTGCAAGGAAATCCGGCGGCGCCAAGATGAACGCAGAACTATTAGCCGCAGCGCTTGGTAACGCCAAGCGTTACAAGAGGGGGTGGCTTGCGTCTTGCCCGGTGCCCGGGCATGGCAATGGCAAAGGTGATCGGCATCCATCGCTTGCAATTACGCAACTCGGTGAGAAGTTTCTCTTTAAGTGCTTTGGCGGGTGCGATCAGGAGGATGTGTTTGCCGCCATCAAGCCGCACTTGCCTAATTCGCTGAACTGGAACCGTCCCTTAGTTGCGCGTGATCCTTTATCGGGTATCAGACCGATTGTGCCGCCAACGATGAAAGAGGTGATGGCGTGGGACTACATCGATGAGAACGGTGAAGTTACAGCGCAAAAAGTAAGGTATGACGTTGAAGGTGGTGGTAAGACGTACCGCCAGTACCACCTTATCAATGGCGAGCGCGTACCAACGATCCGTAATTGGACGCCCATACCGTTTGGCTTACCGCTCATGATCGCAAGACCCATGGCGCCAGTATTTGTGACCGAGGGCGAAAAGGCCGCTGAGTTTTTGGTTGGCATGTTCGATGTGGTCGCCATATCGGCGCACGCGGGGTCGAGCGAATGGCCTGCCGCCATCACGCCATGGTTTCATGGTCGATTAGTGGTTGTGCTGCCTGATAACGACAGACCTGGTTGGAAGTACGCCAAGCGCGTTGTGAGGGACTTGCAAGGTGTAGCGCAAGCGATCAAAGTGGTTGATTTAGCCGATGACGAGTCAGCGATTGGTGATGACGCTGAGGAGTTTATCGGACGCGGGTTCACGTTTGAGGAGTTCGTTAAACGCGTGGCGGAAGCCAGCGTGATTGACGATTTCGAGCTAGTTACACCGCCACAGCGATTAGTGATTGATGAGAGCGCAGAAACAGAACCGGAATCCGTTGTGCCAGAAAAAGAACCGTTTGCCGAAGTCATCGAGGCGCAAGAAGCGCAGCGGTACCGCGTTGAGATGTGGCGTGACGCCAAGGATGAGCCGGTTAAGTGGTTGGTGGATAGGATCGTGCCGGAGAAGGGATTCATGGCGCTGTACGGCCCGCCTGGCACGTTCAAATCGTTCATCGCGTTGCACTTAGCCGCCATGATTGCCAGTGGGGATTCGTGGCTAGCGCACGAAGTGCCGAGTGCGGGTGAAGTCTTATACATCGCCGGTGAAGGGCATGGCGGGATTGGCACAAGGATTTCGGGTTTACGCCATGCGTATGAACTCAAGGATATTCCCGTTGGCGTCATTCGTTCACAAGTCAACTTAAGGTCATCTGATCAGGACTTTGCTGATTTGATTGCCGCCATCAGAGCGTCCGAAATTCAGCGTCCGAAATTGATCATTATTGACACCTTAGCCCGCGCCTTTGGCGGCGGCAACGAGAACGCGTCCGAGGATATGGGAAGTTTCATCAGTAACTGTGGACGCTTGCAGGAAGCCACGGGCGCAGCACTCCTGGTTGTCCACCACTCAGGTAAGGATGCTTCATTAGGGTTGCGCGGTCACTCCAGCTTTCTAGGTGCAGTGGATACGCAAATTGAGATTACCCGCCATATCGATCAGATGTCAGGCACGCTCAAAGTGACCAAGCAAAAGGATGGCAAGGACGGTGTGGAGATTCACTTTTCTATGGAAACGGTGAACTTTGATGAACCAACAACGTCTGCCGCCAAGCTCAACCTGGGGTTCGAGGATGACTTAGCCAACACGCTCGTGGTCAAACCATTTGAGGGTGAGTTACCCGATGGCGTTGGATATAAGCCGCCACAAAGCGCAAAGCCCAACGCAGGAAGGGGTAAGCATCAGTCGATGGGCAGGGAAGCGTTACGCCATGTCATTAAGACGGAAGGGCAATACCAGATCGTGCAAGGAGAACGCCATCGCGTGGTGACGCTTGAGCGTTGGCGGGATGAGGTATACGCCAGGCTTGGAAGCGATGTTGAGGAAAGCGATAAGAGGAAGCGTTGGAAGGAAGTGAAGGACAAGTTAGTTGAGCTTGAGTTTGCCGCCATAAGAAACGATTTGGTGTGGATTAAGCCGATCAATCAAGAAGGATTTTGATGTTAAGCGTCCGAATGTCCGAAAGTGATGTTTTAGCGTCCGAATTAGGGTGTCCTAAAGTTGATGTTTTGTCCTTTAAGCGTCCGAAAACGCGTACGAAGTTGTCCGAAAGCGTTGTAGAACAAGAAGTGAACGCGTCCGAAATGTGTGTGTGTCTGAAAGACACACATTCGGACGCTTCAATGTTTCGGACGTTTGATGTGTGATGTGTGATGTAAAGAGAAAGGATTTGGGTTATGGCGGCAAAAGATAAGCGCGGGAAGGTGAGAGATGGTTTGTATGGCGGATCAGAGGATCGGTTAAGGAATCCGTTTGAAGAGGATGATCCGATTGTGTTGGCGATGAATAGTGTGGCGGTCAGTGTGATGAAGCGAAAGCGTGAGGCGGATAAGGTTTGGGGATTAGATCGTTTGGCGGAACTCGTGAGCGAGGAAACGCGTTTACGGTTTTGGCGGCAACTGTTGCGTTGTAGGGAAGCGAGGAAATCGAGAGACGTTGAGGCGTATCGGTCAGCTTGTGGCGGCATGCTTAGAGCGTATGACGTGTTGGAGGCTGAAGCGAAGGCGGTGAACGCTGAACCGTTACAGGTGAATGTGATGGAGGGTCAGCGGGATGATGGGAGCGTATTTGCGATTTGCGCTGATCCAGCAACTGTCCACGCCTACGCGCAGATGCGTCCTGAGTGTGATTGCTGGACAATGGACGAGGTGGCGTTGATCTTGCAGCAGGAGTTTTTTACGCAGGCGGTGAACATCAAACGGGTGATGCCAGGTGCTGAAGTGTTGACGCTGATGGAGGAGCAGGATATTGGTCCGGTGTACAAGGGAAACAGTGAGCAGGCTTACGCGTTGAGCAAGGACGCGTTAGAGGCGATGGAACAAGCGAAAGGTAGGTGAGTAATGATGAAAGCAGAAAATCGAACTGAGGGCGATCTGACGCGTTTGAGCGGTATTGATGATGCGCAAGGTGATGAAGGCGCGGTGCGCGAAGCGCGTGGCGCGGGATTGAGCAACGCGAAGCGTAGAGAACTTAGGTCGATTGTGAATCGTGCGGTGCATAAGTTTCCAGGCGGCGAAGAGGGACTGTTTGAGCAGATCGGGAGCGGCGTAAAAGTGTCCGAGTTAATAGGCGCACTTGGCGTTAGCGAGGGCGCGTTTTATTCGTGGACGGAAACGACTCCCGAGCGCAGCGAAGAATTTACGCGTGCACGCGCGAGGGCGGCACACGTTTTGGCGGAGCAAGGGTTGGCGATTGTTGATGGCGCTGACGCGATTACAGCGAACCTGGCGAACGTCAGGGCGCGTTACCGTCAATGGCTCGCTGGCAAGTGGAATCAGCAAGCCTATGGCGAGAACAAGACGCAAGTAAACGTCCAGGTGAACATTACCGATGCGCACCTGATGGCGAATCGATACCGCGAAACAGTCAACGCCGTAAACGTCGATGACAACACCATTGATGTTGCGCCGCACAACGAGTAAAGCGTTGTACTGACGCAACGCGTGTCGCGTTTCAACCACGTTGCGTTCGCGCAACGCCCCCCCGGCAGCATTTCGAGGGGGCGGCGTTGGCGCGGCACTCCGCACGCGCCCACCTATGCTTCGCATCACGGGCCTCGCATAACGGGCCTGATGCCTTGCATAACTAGCCTCGCATACCGCCCCCCCACCATCACCGCTCATCCGTTCGTCGGCTACCAAAAAAAATTTTTGCGTCAACGTCACCCATGACCGTAAACGCGGTGTACAGTTACACCACTGACACAAACACAGGAAACGAGATGAAGTCCAGCACAACAACATTGATCATTGGCGGTGCCGCATTCGGCGCGTTGTATGCACTGATGATTTGGGTGGCGTTATGAATTACGGTTATTTGCGCGTAAGCACTGACGAGCAGGTCAATGGCACAAGCCTTGATACGCAACGCAGGGAAGTGACCGGCAACGCGTTAACGCATGGATTGACGGTTGATCGGTTTATTGAGGATGCCGGAGTTTCAGGGCATTTGAATTTTCTTGATCGATTGGCGGCAAACGGTGTAACGCCACAACCTGGTGATGTGATCATTGTGGCAAAACTGGATCGGTTTAGCCGCAACTCGATGGATACGCTGAATACCGTTCATGCGTTTAAGGAGCGCGGTATTCGTTTGATCATCAACGGGCATGGCGATGTGACCGATGAGAAGAATATTTATGGGCAGTTGATGCTTGAGATTATGGCGGCATTTGCTACGCACGAGCGGCGCGTGATTAAGGACCGTCAGCGCGTAGGCCAGGCGGCGAAGCGTCAGGCAGGCGGGCATGTTGGTGGATTGCCGCCTTTTGGGTATCGCGTTGTGGGTGCTGGCAAGGCAGCAACCCTTGAGCCTGTTGCCGAGCAGCAAGCCGCCATTGCTACGATCAAAGCGTTGAAGGGGTCCATGTCATTGCGCCAGATTGCCGGTGAAGTGATGAAATTGCATGGTGTGACGATTACGCACGCTGGCGTTGCAAAGGTGCTTGGCCGTGAATGAAGATTTGAAGAACCATGAACTGGTGAAGTTGTTTGCGCGTGCCTTGGATCGGTACGCGAACAACGCACCGCTTTTTGTGCGTGAAGTGATTGGTGTTGAGCCTGACGTTTGGCAGATTGAGTTTTTGCAGGCTATTTCGGATGGCGAGCGAAAGATTAGCGTCAGGTCCGGTCACGGTGTGGGTAAATCAACCGCAGCGTCATGGGCCATGATTTGGTTTGTGCTGTGCCGTTATCCGGTGAAAGTGGTGGTGACCGCGCCAACGACAAGCCAGTTGTATGACGCACTGTTTGCTGAGTTGAAACGTTGGGTGAAGGAATTGCCTGATGTGTGGCGGCAGTTGCTTGATCCGAAGACAGATCGGATTGAGTTGAAGTCTTCGCCTACGGAAGCGTTCATCTCCGCCCGTACATCGCGTGCCGAGCAACCTGAAGCGTTGCAAGGTGTGCATTCGGACCATGTGATGCTTGTGGCGGATGAAGCTTCAGGTATTCCTGAGTCCGTGTTTGAGGCGGCGGCGGGTTCCATGTCAGGCCATAACGCTGTGACGATTCTGTTGGGGAATCCGACGAAATCCAGCGGATTTTTCTTTGATACGCATAACCGGTTGAAGGATGAGTGGTGGACACGCCGCGTGTCTTGCTATGACTCCAAAAGAGTCAGCGATGCCTACATCAAGGATATGGCGTCACGCTATGGCGAAGAGTCCAATGCTTTCCGTGTTCGCGTGTTGGGCGAGTTTCCGCGTACCGATGACGATACCTTGATTGGCGTTGAGCTGGTTGACAGCGCTTTTCACCGTGATGTTGAAACGACGGATACACAAACGGTGTGGGGGTTGGATGTGGCGCGATTTGGGACGGACGCCACGGCGTTGGCAAAGCGCAGGGGTAATGCGGTGACCGAAATACGCAAGTGGCGTGGGTTGGATTTGATGCAGACCACGGGCGCGGTGGTCGCTGAATACGAGGCCATGAAGCCAGAAGACAGGCCCGTTGAAATACTTGTCGATTCAATTGGCTTAGGGGCCGGTGTTGTGGACCGCCTGCGCGAATTGAACCTTCCTGCGCGTGGGATTAACGTTTCCGAGTCCCCTGCCATGGGAACGATTTACACGAATCTTCGTGCCGAGTTATGGGGCAAGATGAAAGCGTGGTTGGAGAAACGCGATTGCAAGCTGCCTAAAGATGAGTCCTTGTTGGCGGAACTAGTGGCACCGCGTTACGCGTTCAATTCCAACGGAAAGATGAAACTGGAAAGCAAGGACGAGATGCGCAAGCGCGGTTTGGGTTCGCCCGATATGGCTGACGCATTGGCGTTAACCTTTGCCAGCGATGCAGGCGTGGCGTTGTACGGCAAAGCGTACAACTCGCAATGGGGTAAGCCGATTAAAAGAAATTTGAGAGCGGTTGTTTAACAAAGGGGTAGCCATGGCAAAGCGAAAAATGCTTAGATCAGAAAGCAAGAAGATGATTTTTGATTACTTAAAAGGATTGAAGAACCCTGTCAATGCTTGGCATTTGGCGGCAAAGTTTGATATGACCACCAAGAGGATTGATCAACTTATGACCGAGATGGCGGGAGACGATCTGATCGTCAAATCCAAGGGCATAAAAAACGTCGACATACCTTGGAAGAAAGTGATGGTGAACTATTTCGAGGTGAAAGAGGAGTACAAAACTTTCAAGCCGCGTAAGCCTAAAGCACCCATGCTGTGGCATAACCCATTTGGATTGGGGGCAAGAGTATGATTAAAGAAGACATTATCCGCATGGCGCGGGAGGCTGGATTTGATCCTCACGACATGAGCGATGACTTTACCTGCAACCTTGAAGACATTGAACGCTTCGCCTCCCTTGTTGCTGCTGCCGAGCGTGAGGCGTGCGCCAAAGTTGTTGAAGCAATAGAACGTAATGGTGCTTGGGTTACGAAAGCAGAAGCTGCCGCCGCCATACGAGCAAGATCATGAAAGACTACCTAGCGGGCCAGGCCACCTGGCGCACGCCCGAAGATGACCCGCCGCCATTGGGCGTGAAGATGCTATTGCTGAATCCTGCTGGTGTATGTGTTATTGGCACCTGGTCGGAGTGGGCGATAGCCTGGGCGCCACTGCCCAAGCTTCCCGATCACATCAAGGAGGTATTGAAGTGAAAGACTTAACGATTGGCGATGTCATGGGCATCGCCAGAAACACAGGGTTTGATCCGCACGCAGAGAATCTTTTTATCTTTGCTGCGCAGATCGAGTTTGTTGCAGGCGAAGCACGCTTAAACCATTGCATTGAGTTGCTGGAGAAAAACGGCTATGACGATGCGGCGGAACTATTGAAAGGACAGGGATGAACCTGAACGATATGGCGAGAAAAGCTTGGGTGAATGGTTTGCTCGAAAACTTTCCACGAGGCGAGTACGAAAAGCTGCAATGGGAAGTGCTTGAAGAGATGATGATCGAACTTGAGCGCCAAACGCGTGAACTGGTGCGGATTGCCGAGCTTGAGCGTAAGCGTTGGGGTAAGCAATGAGAACCGTAACGATTCTTGTTCCAGCCTTTAAGTCCAAGCACCTGTACACCACGCTTGCCAGCATTGACGCGCAGACTTACCCGAAAATTCAAGTGATCATTGGCAACCATTGCCCGGATGATGAAGAGCATCACATGATCAATGACATAGCGCAATGCTATGACTTTGAAGTCATTGACACGCATTTGATTTGTCCTGGCGATCAAGTGGCGCATTACGCGTACCTTTGGAAGAAGGCCCAATCGGACCTGGTGCGGTTTGTGTATGACGATGATGTGATTTATCCATCATCAACGTCCTACCTGGTTGATTTGGCGGACCACCACCGCGATGCAACCATGTTTTGGCATCAGCGCCATTGGATCAACGACGAAGGGCGATTCCTTCGTGCGCCAGGCTTGATCAGTCAAGATGAACTCATTAAGTCATCACGCGAAAACGTGCTGCGATTGATGGCAATGCACAAGAACTTCATAGGCGAGCCTTCGTTTGTGATGATGGATCGTTCCAAGTGCGCATTCACCATGACCTATTCGCCCCTTGGCGAGCTGGCACCAAGGCACTATTTGGGTGACGTGACCTGGTACTTGGAAGCCACGCGACACGGGCCAGCGGTAGGCGGTGGGGCGCACTTGGGGGCGTTTCGCTTGCACGCTAACCAAGACTCCAATAAGGACAACCCGCGACACACATTGGGGATTGTCGATTGGGAAATGTTTATGCGCTATGAATACTTTGGCGGCAACATCAACCGCGTAACCGCAGAGGATTGGGGGCGTACGATCTTGCAAACCTATTGGGCTGAGATGGATCGCAGACCGCCATTGCGTTTATTTCACTCACGCCTGTCAGCAGATATGGCGTTTAACAAACTCGCCAGCATGAGCGGTTTCCTTGAGGATTACCACGCTTTGCGCATGAATCTTGCGCATTGATGCGCGAATGTGCTAGTGTCTGCCCCCAAATAGGGGTGCTGACATGAAAGCAAAGCCAGTGTGGGATAAGGCGCGTCCAAAGTCATTGGGCAAAAGCGAACCGTTATCCAAGAAGCAAAAGGCCAGCGCTAAAGCCATGGCGAAATCCGCAGGCAGGCCATACCCTAATTTGATTGACAATATGCGTGCGGCTAAGAAGTGAGCAAGCAAGTACGCGATTCAGCCGGTCACTTGTGGCCGCAAATTGTTGGCCGATTTGGCACGACAACGATGCTTACAACGTCAGACGAAAGCCAGCAATCGCACGCCGCCGCAACCGGTGTAACGCTAATGCGTATTGCTAATGGTTCCGATGACGGCAAGCATTTGCACTTTACAGTTGGCACCGACCCAACGGCCACAACAAGTCACCCAATTGTTCCCGCTTATCAAGTGGCGTATGTTGCTGTTGCTCCGGGCGAAAAGGTTGCCATTATTTCAGGACACAACCACAACTTTCACGTCACCATCACGGACATCCTTGCATCATGATGAAAAAGACCAAAGCGGAGAAGAAAATCTCCAAAGTTATGCGCGAATACAAGGCGGGTAAGTTGCATTCCGGTAGCAAAAAAGGACCGGAAGTGACCAATCCAAAGCAGGCCATTGCCATTGCATTGTCTGAAGCCGGTAAGTCGAAGAAGAAATGATGGAATGCCCTATTGAAACCAAAGACCCGGTTGCGAACCTAAAAAATCGCAATTGGGCGTTTGCCAATGTGGGTTATGGGCCTGCTAATCCTGAGTTGCCTAACCGTGAATTCTGGAATGCCAAAGCCGAAACGTGGAACACGGACCTGGCGCAAGCCAAGTCGATGCGTTGCGGTAACTGCGCCGCTTTCATTCAAACGCCTGAAATGATTGAGTGCATCACAGGCGGTATGGAGGATGAAAGCGACGAAGAGAACGGCGAAGAGAACGGCGAATCGTACGAAGAAGGCGAAAGTGAAGAGAACGAAGACTTAGAGATGGCGGTGCAAGATGCCGCCGATCTTGGTTATTGTGAACTATTTCACTTTAAGTGTGCAGCGGCACGCACATGCGACGCCTGGTTAGTTGGCGGGCCTATTACATCAATGGCGAACTCACGCCGCCAGCGCGAAGCCGTTGAGTTTCAGCGCGTCAATTTTATGCGTGAGGAAGATTGATGAAAACGCCAGCGTGGCAGCGTAAAGAAGGTCAAAGTCCAAGCGGTGGATTGAACGCCAAAGGCCGCGCATCGTACAAAGCAGAAACAGGCGGCACATTGAAAGCGCCTGTGAAGTCTGGAGATAACCCAAGACGCGCCAGCTTTCTTGCGAGAATGGGCAACATGCCCGGTCCAGAATACAAAAATGGCGAACCAACGAGACTTTTGTTAAGCCTAAAGGCTTGGGGTGCATCAAGCAAAGCCGATGCACGAGCAAAAGCCAAAGCCATTAGCGCAAGAAATAAGGGTAAGTAAATGGACGTTGAAATGAATCTTGCCACCGGCGTTAAGTCCGGTGAACCTATGGACGAAACAGAGATTCAGGCTATTGTTGCGGCTGAACTTGTTGATGCCACCAATTTCATTGACTTAGAGATTGGCAACCTTCGCGCCCGCGCCACGGAATACTATTTTGGCGATCCATTTGGCGATGAAGAAGAGGGACGCAGCCAGGTTGTTTCGATGGACGTGCGCGATACTGTGCAGGCCATTTTGCCAAGCCTGATGCGCATTTTCTTCTCATCAGAGAACGTTGTTCAGTATGTACCGCGCAGCATGGAAGATGCGCCGATGGCAGAGCAGGCCACCGATTATGTGCGTTACATATTGAACGAAGACAACAATGGCTTTGTGCTGTTTCACTCCATATTCAAAGACGCTTTGGTGCGCAAGACGGGCGTTTGCAAGTGGTGGGTTGACGAGCACATTGAAGTCAAAAACGAAAATTACACCGGTCTTGATGACACGCAACTATCACTGATCCTTGGTCAGGAAGGCGTTGAGATGGTGGATTTAATGTCCACCGAAGACCCGTCAGCGCCGCCACCGGTGATTGATCCGCTAACCGGCCAGCAACTAACGCCAACGATCATGATTCATGACGTGACGGTTAGCCGCAAGATCATCACCAAACGTTTCCGCGTCGAAAGCCTGGCGCCTGAAGAGTTCATTGTTGATCGCAGAGCGCGAACGCTTGAAGACGCAGACATTGTGGCGCACAGAAAGCTTGCCACCGTGTCTGAGTTGGTCGCCATGGGTTATGACCAAGAATTGGTTGAGTCCAACACGGGCGAAGACGAACTCGACACGAACATTGAGCGCATTGCGCGTAATCCTGCGCAAATGATGTTTGGTGAGTCCGCCAACAATCCGGCGCAACGCCGCGTGCTTTACACCGAGTCCTATATCCGCATGGATATGGACGGTGATGGTGTGGCGGAACTGCGCAAAATTTGCACCATGGGACCGTCTTACAAGATCGTTGCCAACGATCCGGCAGATGATGTTCCCTTTGCTTATTTCTGTCCTGATCCTGAACCGCACACACTTTTTGGCATGTCCACGGCAGATGTAACCATGGACATTCAACGCATCAAGTCAGTCATTCTGCGCAATATGCTTGACTCATTGGCGCAATCCATTCATCCGCGCACAGGCGTGGTTGAAGGCCAGGTCAATCTTGATGATGTACTGAATAACGAAAACGGCGCCATCATCAGAATGCGTGCGCCTGGCATGGTGCAGCCGTTCACCACACCATTCGTTGGCGGGCAAGCCTTTCCGATGATGGAGTACATGGATCAGGTGAAAGAGGCCCGCACCGGCATGTCCAAAGCCTCAATGGGACTTAACGCTGATGCGCTGCAATCCACCACTAAGTTGGCGGTACAGGCCACGGTCCAGGCCGCGCAGCAACACATTGAGTTAATTGCTCGCGTGTTTAGCGAAATCGGTATGAAGCGGTTATTCAAAGGATTGCTGCGCCTGATTACGCGCCACCAGGACAAGCCACGCGTCATCCGTTTGCGTAACCAGTGGGTGCAAATTGACCCGCGTGGTTGGGATGCCTCGATGGACGTTAGCGTCAACGTTGGCTTAGGCACTGGCGGTATTGACGAGAAGATTCAATTCTTGCAGGCCATTGCCGGTAAGCAAGAGCAGTTGCTTCAAACGCTTGGCACCAACAATCCCATTGTGACGGTTGGTCAGTACGCCAACACGTTATCAAAGCTTGTGGAAATGGCCGGTTACAAGGACTCGACGCAATTCTTCAATCAATTGCCGATGGGCTTTTCACCGCCACCGGCGCAGCCACAACCTGATCCAACGCAGGCTTTGGCGCAAGTTCAGATTCAATCGATTCAGGCTGACATTCAAAAGAAAGCCGCCGAACTTGCCCTTGAGCGCGAGAAGATGATTCGCGCAGATGATCGTGAGCGTGATCGCATTGCGCAAGATGGCATCCTGAAACGTCAGGAAATGGAGTTAAAGTATCAAGTTGACTTAGCGGCAACGCAGGCAGAGATTGATGCCAGAGTTGCGATGGACCGTGAACGATTGCAGATGCAGGCGATTAACCAGGCACAACAAGCCGTTACAGCGGCACAACCCATGCAATGACACCTGACGAAAAAGTAAGACGAGCACAGGAAGCCGAACGAATCATTAACTCCACGCTTTACCAAGAGGCGTGGCAACGAATTAGAGAATCGTTGTTTGAAGAGTGGACCGCTTCGCAGGATGCCAAGCACCGCGAAATGATCTTTCATGACTTCAAAGCCATGGATCGCCTTCAAACCTATTTTGGAAGCGTGATAACTGACGGTACGTTGACCCGCATGGCGGCTGATCGCCAACGGAAACTGACCAAATCTTGATGGAGCGCAATAAATGAGTGACAATGTAGCAACCGTTGAAAGCGATAGCACAGCGGGCATGACGGTGGCGCAAGCCGCCAAAGCCTTTGAGTCGATGTTTGCCGAACCCGGAGAACAAACAGAAGCCCAGGCGCAAACGGACGAGGTGCAAGCCGAATCCGATGATGTTGGCGATGCAGAGACAGGCGCGGAAGAGCAAGGCGAAGTGTCCGAAGACGTTGAAGCATCGAGCGAATCAGACGAAGACGCTCAAGAACCAGAGCAATCCAGCGAGCCACCAAAGTTCACCGTCAAGATTGATGGCAAGGAACAAGAGGTTGAACTTAATGAGTTGATCAACGGTTACCAGCGAACGGCTGATTACACGCGCAAAACGCAAGCATTGGCTGAACAGCGCAAGGCCGCTGAAGCCGAGCTGAACGCGGTGCGCGAAGAGCGGCAGACTTACGCTCAATTGCTTACGGCGTTGCAACAGCAACTCCAACAGCAACAGGAAAACCCGGTCGATATGGAGAGTCTATACAGAGACGATCCGATTGAGTGGGTGCGGCAAACCGAGTTGCAACGTCAGCGCAACGAGAAATTGGCGGCATCGCAAGCCGAACTCCAGCGTTTGAACCAGTTGCAGCAAGCTGAATCGCAACGAGCCATGAAAGCCAGGCTTGAGCAAGAGGCGCAACTTCTTGTGGAGGCCATTCCAGAATGGAAAAACGCTGACACGGCAAAGGCTGAAAAGGCCGCGTTGATTGAATTTGGATTGAAGGAAGGTTTTCAGGAAGACGATTTGAAGGGCGTGGCTGATCACCGCGTTGTCAAATTACTTCGTAAAGCAATGCTATACGACAAAATCGCGGCAAAACAGGCAACGATTAAGCCTAAACCGCCCGTTGTACAGCAAGCCAAAACCATTACGCCTGGTAATCCAAAAGCCGCCAAAGTTTCCACGAGTGAGTTAGTCCGCGCCAAACAGCGCCTTGCAAAAACCGGCAACGTTCGTGACGCTGCCAAATTGTTTGAACATCTCATCTAAAGGAAACCCAAATGACTATCGCAACAAACACCTTCCTCACTTACTCTGCAAAGGGTATCCGTGAGGATTTGAGCAATCAGATTTACAACATCAGCCCGGAAACCACACCGTTCATGAACAACATTGGACGTGGCACAGCAAGCAACACGCTGTTCCAGTGGCAGACCGATTCGTTGGCGGACAACACCACCGCGAACGCGCAACTGCAAGGTGATGACATCACTTCGTATGATGCTGTAACGGCAACCGTTCAACTAACCAATTACACCCAAATCTCCCGCAAAACGGTTGTGATCTCCGGTACGGTTGAAGCAGTCAACAAAGCAGGCCGCAAGTCGGAATTGGCCTATCAGTTGGCAAAGCGTGCGGCTGAACTGAAGCGCGACATGGAAACCATCATGCTTGCCAACCAGGCTGCAACCGCTGGTGACTCAACAACGGCTCAGAAAACCGGATCGTTGCTTGCGTTCATCAAGACCAACACCGACAAGGGTACGAACGGTGCTGATCCTTCTTACACCACGCTGCCTAACGATGACCGCAGCGATGGCGTAACTCGCGCATTCACTGAAACCATTCTCAAGAGTGTGCTTCAGAAAGTGTGGGAGCAGGGCGGCGATCCTTCGATTGTGATGACCGGTGCCAAAAACAAGCAAGTTGTTTCTGGCTTCAACGGCATCGCAACGCGCTATCGTGATGTGCCTGCTGGCAAGCAAGCGCAGATCATTGGCGCGGCTGATGTGTATGTTGGTGACTTTGGACAAGTCAACATTGTTCCTAACCGTTTCCAGCGTGATCGTGACGCGTTTGTTTTGTCACCTGATTACGCTGGCGTGCATTTCCTTCGTCCGTTCCAGCAAGTCGAGCTTGCAACAACGGGTGATGCTGAAAAGCGCTTGCTCCTCGCTGAATATGGCCTTGCCATTTACAACGAGAAGGCGCACGGTTTGGCGGCTGACCTTTCGACCTAACTAGCAACAAGGAACGGGGGCGGAAACGCTCCCGTTTTTACATGGAATCAAAACTTTTCGAGCATGATCCACTTCTTGGCCTAACGCGCATTTGGCACTATGACGAGGCTACAGACACAGCGGTGATTGAAACGATTCAAGATGCAACGCCCATTGTTGAAACCAACAAAGCAGAGTTCGCCGCCATCGACGAACGCGCCAGGTGGGGCGGTGAAGGTCTTGGTTTACGAGTTGCATCCATCCCCATGAACATTTACATGGACTTGGTGAGCAAGGGCATCACGCGCACAGAAAAAGATTTTAAGAAGTGGCTTAATGATCCCGATAACCGATTTTTCAGGACTCGACCAGGAAGGGTGTGATGGAAACCAAACGATTGATTAGTGTATGCGTCCCTGCGAGGGACGAAGTGCATTCAGACTTTGCATTTGATCTTGTGAACGCTGTGGCGTTTCACGTTGCGCATCATCCGCATGACGTGGTGAATGTGAACATCAGCAAGGGAACATTGCTTGTAAGCCAGCGTTCAGAATTGGTGATGACCGCCATGGAAAACAACGCTGACGTGGTGCTGTTTATTGATAGCGATATGCGCTTTCCGCAGGACACCATCAAGCAATTGCTTGACCGTGACTTGTTAGTGGTTGCCGCCAACTGCCCGCGCAGGCGAATGCCAGTGGGGCCAACGGCTGCGAACTATGATCCAGAAACGCAGCGCAAGGTTCCTGTATATACAGGTGAGCACGACACGGGCGTTGAGCAAGTTGACGCGGTTGGAACGGGCGTCATGATGATTGACACGAACGTGTTTCGCGCTATTGAGATGCCTTGGTTTGCTACGCCATGGGATGTGGCGGCAAAAGGTTACATGGGCGAAGACATTTATTTTTGCAAGTTATTGCGCGACAATGAGATTCCGTTGTATATTGATCATGACCTGTCCAAGCACATTGGACATATAGGAACCTGGGAATACAAGCATCAGCACACCTGGGCAATCCGTCCGCAAGAGGATGCTTATCGAGCATCTGTCGGTCTTAAAACCGAACTTCGCAAAAAGGACGCTGCCTAATCATGGCGCTTGGCAC